GAACATCTTTCCACCCATCACTCGTTGCGTGACCACCACCATGACCAGAAGTATCACGACCAGAAATAATAGAATTTGGATTGGGTACAAAGATATGTACCCATCCCTGTGTCTTCAATACTTCCATCTCCGCAATTGAACAGCTAATATCCTCTGGTTCACTTGTTTCTGGATTTATCATACGATATCGTGGCATATAAACTCCTACATCATTTTCCAGGAACCATCAGCCTGCCGGCAAGCCGTTCCGTATGCTTGTTCCTCACGACCACCAACATAGATAGTCTGAACATACTCTCGACAATAAGTTCCTGAATGTGCCATCCAAGTTTGTGTGGGAACTACTGTACCAGAATGTCCTGTGTTAGGATTGTTCCATTGTGACACTGTATTGTCTGGTTGAGTTTCCAGAGCATCATATGTAGTATTGCCGTGCAGTTGCCGATCTCGTTCATCTAAAGATGCGCCTATTTGACTTCCAATAAAACCACCAGCTAGAGCACCTAGTACAAGAGCTACACCACGATCCTTATGACCCTTTGATGCGTTATGTGCTAAAATAGTACCAATAGCAACACCTGCAACTTGTCCCTGTTGCTCATTACTCATATTAGCACAACCAGTCAACATAGTTGCAGAAACAACGGTAGCGATTAATAATTTATTCACCCTTTTTCTCCTGTTCAGTTTTTATAACTTTAATATTTGCAAGTCCTTTTCCAGACTCAAGTAAACTATCTATCTTGGATAATTTTACCTTTCTTCCTAGATAGAGTAATCTTCCTACACCCTTTAGTTTATTTTTATTTGCATTTTCAATTCTGTCCTGTTCGGAATGAAAATGTGCATCAACGCTCAAAATATTTAGTGGATTTAATTTCATCTTATCTTTCCCTATAAAATATGTGATTACCAATCATTGCTGTTACTTCCATGTATCTTGCCCAATATGGCGTAACATTAATACTATGATAGTGTGTTGCTCCGTTTGTTATATCATTTTCGTGTAAAGCTGTTACTGCATAATAAACAGATTTTATCCATGACTCTCTATTAATAGAATTAAGTAAACTGATTCTATCACTCTTTCCATCGTGAGTCCAACTAAATTGTTTTTCTTGCCAAACAACTCCACAAATTGTGTTGGGCCATCGATTACTTCTTACTCGATTCATTACAACTTGACCGACTGCTACTTGACCGATATCCGGTTCACCTCTACTCTCAAAATAAATGTTTTGAGCCGCACAGTAAATTTCTTCACGGTCTATATTATCATCTTCAACCATACCCAAATTAAGAAGTACTGGCGAAAAAACTGCCATGACGGCCCAAACAATACTCATTGAAGGTTCCATTATAACTTTGTATACTCCTCACTTGGTTTATAATCACTTCTTACATCGTCCGTTATTTCAAACGTATCTACACCAACGTGTTCAAGACCCAAATGGTATATGAACAAAATCATTTGACGTTCTTCCAATTTTAACTCAGTTAAAATTTTACCAGTGATATGACTCCAACTTCGTAGTGATGTTGCGTAACTGTTTTGCTCACCCTTAAACCATTCTCGTTTTGGTTTCTTTACTCCCAAACTGTCCGCAAGTAAAGTAACTTGCCAGTCTGCCCAATTACCCACTGCCATTATTTTGACTCCTCACTTTTTTTCTTTGACTTTATATATTCAAGATATAATTTATCTTCTAGACGGTAGGCCTCTTTCTCCCACGGAGCATCTTCATAGGACACTTTACCGTCACGAAAAATTTTAGATTTCCACTTGACATCACCATTCTCATAATCAAAGAGTTCTCCTCTTACAAATTGTTTAACGTGAACAAGTTCATGAGCAAGCCAAGTTAAAATCTGTTCTAAAGAGTTTTCCTTAGATGCATCAAGTTCAACCTCAAACTCTCTTGGTTTTTTTACTTCACCTGCAATAGAACAAAGACCATAAGCACGTTCTTTTTTGAACATATTGTTTTTAAGAATAAGGTCTACTGTAACATTTCTCCACATATGACCACCCAGAAGTCTATAGGTAAAATAGTAGCAGGCATTTACTATTTCGTTATAAAGTTCTGTGTTATTTGCACGATAACCACTAATGTACACTTTCATCTTGTTCTAATTCCTTAAATTGAAAGTGAATGATGTTATCTGTACCTTCGATAAGTTTACGACATTTATTCAAATCTTCGGGTCCATGTTCAGATATGACCTTTCTCATATCCGGGCTCATAATTTTATATCCAACTACTTTTGGCATGATTACTGACATTTGGTTACACTTCTCCATATTGATGAAAACATAGTATTATTATCTCAGGATTTGAGTATGAAGTCAATACACCTAAGTATTTGATTTTAAAGAGAAAATTAAAAAACCCCTAGAAACTAGGGGTCTTTTATTCATATTAGTATATTAGTAATTACTAATATTCTTATAGAGGTTCGAAATTGTCGTTCCAATTGTATGCTTCTTGAACTGCCTTTGCAGTAAGTCCTTTATATTTCTTACTGACTAACTTGTCCTTTGCTAGAATAATTAAATTAGCTTCATCTTGATGCAGACCTTCAAGCATTTGAATAAACAACATCTCCCGACGAGCAGAGTTAAGTTTTGGATTACCAATTACTGGATCCATTCCAACATTGTCTCTATGAAGTTTTACAAAGTTGTAGCAGATATTCATCTGCTGACTTAGACGAGTATGTTCTGTACCGTCAGGTGCTTCATTAGGAATGAATGGAACATCACCTTCTGGTAATAGCCATTCAATATTTGGATCTAATGCAGACTTTAGAAACATCTCAAACTGAGGTGTTCGATATTGGCGAAGAATTTCAATCTTCTTCGGTTTATCTTTTGCATTGTTAATTTTAGTACAAACTTCACTGTACAGTGGTGTATAGTTTTCTACAGGCATTTTAAAAATCTCCTACTTGGTCAATTAATGTAGTTAAACCACTCTGAATAAAATAATTAAACAGGTTTGATCTATCTGCAACATTAGCTTCTTTAAATTGTTTTCTTATATCCATACTTATTTCGTCTGGAATCTTTCTTAAATTAATTAGAGTTTCATTTCTTTGCCAATTACGAATCCAAGTATCTTTAGAACACTTTGCTAAATGATATACTTTATCTGGAGGAAAACGATTCAAAGCTTCTACAATGTCGTTTATTGCATTTTTTCTAATTGGCTTCTGTCTTTTATCTGTAACAAATGTATCGTCTGGTGAAAGAATATTGGGAACACCATCACTGCGATCACCCTTCATAATATGTTCGTAAAGATATTCTTCAACTGTATCTCTATTCTTTACAAACTTTTTAGTAACAGGACTAAACTGTTCAACATCATATCTGTGCAATTGAACAAAGTCTTTATCGGAAGATAGAATTAAATGTTTTTCGGCTGTATTATCAAAAGTAAGTGTTGCGATAATATCATCAGCCTCTGCACCATAAGAAATTACAACTTTATATGGAAAGTTTTTATCTAATTCATCACGAACTTTATGAATACACTCAAAGATACTATCCCAATCATTACCTGTGGCCTCTCGTTCTTTCTTACGATTTACTTTATAGTTTGGAAAAAAATCTCGACGCCAGTAATGTTTACTGTCACAACAAATTACCAGTTCTCCATATTTTTCATGAAACTTTGAACGATAATATCTAAGCTGATTCAGAATAATATGCCTGACCAATTCTTCTGATAACTCAGCACCACGATGCAATGACACCATGACACTGCCAATTGCAATTTGATTGAAGTCAACTAATATCATAATCTATAATTTTGGAGCCTCTAGATGGAATCGAACCAACAATTGAACATTACAAGTGTACTGTTATACCATTTAACTATAGAGGCATATTTAAACATTCTATAACTTTATCAGAAATCTTCATCTATGTCAAGAGGTAATTTAATTTTAGCATATCCCTCCTCATCGTAAGCATAAGCCGTAATTTTCCAACGCACAAGTTGTTCTTGATCTTTACCGTAAAACAAATCTAACCAGGTTCCAGTCTCAAAATATGTTGCAATATTCTTTAAATATCCTTCACGATTGTAAAGTTCTCGTATTAGAAGATTTTGTTCTTTTCCTTTTTCGATTCTTCTAATAGTATACTTTAATTCTTTGACTCGATCCTTATTGTGCCTTTCCCACTCTTTTACATTTTTAATACTAAGATAATTATCATCATCCAAAGACTTTATATCGGGATGAATATTCTTATACTCTGGTGGTTTTTTGGCGGCTCTAGCCTTTGCCATTTTATCTACTTTACTTGACATCGTTTACCTTGGTAATCTATATATCCTTTAGACACTAAAAATTCTACAAGATCGTAATAACGACCAATTTTTTCTCCGTCCACAAAAACGGCAGGAAGTCTTTTGATTGGTGAACCTAATTTCTTAGAAATATTTTCTATAGGTTCTTTTGAACTATAAGTACAAACAGAAAAAGTTATGTCTGCATCATCTAATAATTTTAAGATATCTAATGCAGTTTTGTCGAACTTATCATATAGGTGCAACTCAATAAACATTCTCACACAGGAATACGTCGAACGTTTTGTTCCTCCTGCCTCTTTCTTTCATTCTTCTGAGCAACTTCTTTTGAAAGCTTACGTTTAATACTTGCCTTCACATGATGCTCACGTTTCTTCACTTCATTGATAACATCCTTTTTCTCCACGCCTTTTTTAAATCGACGAAAAAGAGAATCAAAGGATTCGTTTTTATGCTTCTTTTTGATCTTCATAATATAATTCCAGATTTGTTACAATAATATAAGTATACAACTAAACTCTATGCTTTGTCAAGAGTTTATTCTTCAGAATCTTTTCCACTTATTCTATCTCTAAAGTCTTTTTTCTTTTCAGCCTTTGTAGACCTTTCGATTGATAAGATATCATCTGGTTTTTTGATTTGGCGTCGAAGCATTGCTCTGACTTCGCCAGCACTTTTTGCGGGAACATAAAATACTGGAAGACCTCGTAATTGTACTTTCCAGTCAAAATCTTCATTCATTTTACTATTCTCTAAAATAGCCTCTGCGTGAAGTTTATCAACATCTTCTCGCATTTTTCTTTCCATCTCACGAGTTTTCTCAGCACGTTTACGAATAACTTCTTTTGCATCATTGTCGAACTGTTTATTTGTAGCTCGTGTAATGCCCGAAAATCTTTTATCTGCTTTCTTAAAGTTACCTGCCTTGTCTGCTGCTGATGCTTGAGCAGCTGCTTTGGTCTTGTAACTGGCCAGAGTATCATTACTAAGTTCATCAATCTCTACTTGTTCGAGATGTGGATTTCTCATCTTTGGAGCCATCTTTTCCATATCTTTACGAGCCTTCTCGTTATTTTTCTGACGTTTTTTCATGTCAGGTTCTAGATATGAGGATCGAGTCTTCTTCTCCATTTCACGAGTTTTTTCTTTGCGTTTACGGAGAATTTCTTTTGCATCTTTATATGTTGTCTTACGAAGTGTTCCGCCACTTGTCTTTGTGGTGGTTTGATTTTTAACCTCATGTCCTGATGCTTTTCTCATACGTTCGGTATCACGTTTGGCGTTCTTTAGACTGCCAATTCCCTCCTCGAAGGTATAAGCTCCATCACAAACTATACCAGATCCTACAGTAACTTCAATCTGTTCTCCTTTAGGACCATAACCCTTTGGTGTTACATCCTTTGATCTAGATGCTAATCGTTTTCTGTCACCAGCTGTCATACGCTTTGCTGCGTCTGGTTTTAGATTACCTTTCTTATCAAAAAATTTAGCTAAATGTGGAGGTAGGCCTCCTTCATCAATCCGTAAAAGTTCTTCCTGATTTTCTTGAACTTCTGCCATGGCATCTGACATTGATTTTGAGTATCTAGACATAATAGTGTTCTCCTTACTACTATTTATCAATCTTCTTTCTTTATGATATCTTGAAACGGCATTTCATAAATTATCCAGTCTCCTCGATTAATCTCAGCATCTCTGGCTAATACTTGTTCAAATGCACCAAATGTAGTAATTCCTGACATGGATTTCTGCTTCATCTTCTCTAATTCTTCTTCATAACTTTCATGATATTCCATAGTATAGAGTCTAGGATCTCCTCTATCTCCACGAAGTAGTATATAAACTCTATCACCCTCAACTACATGATAATAGTATTGCATTTGCTTATTGAAATTTGCCGTTGTTGCATATCCCAAAATAGAATTATAAGTTTCAAACACACTTATTGCAACAAAAAGAAAAAGCGGAATAAAAAATATCTTAAATAGATAATTTTTTGGATAAGCTACAATAGTCCATAAAGAAACTATAACTACAAATAAGACGGCAACATAGGTAAGAGTTTCAGTTAATACCATTAAAAACCTCCAGTTCCACTATAGACTGATCTTTCTGCCCTAACATTTACTATTTTTATCTCCACCTCATCGAAATTAACTATCTCTCCATTCTCATCCAAAGAAAATCTAAATGCTGTTTTTTCTTCGCCTTCTTTTACAAAAATTAATTCTTTTCTCAAAACTTCTTCATAAGGATTAACTTTTATTAGAGTGACAGTAACAGGTAATTCTTCGTTTATCCATTTATCAGACTCCTCATCAAACTCTGCCTTTTTTCTATACACATGAACATTTACAATATATTGGCCAGGAACTGTACCTCTTAACGCCGCAGTTTCTTCATTATTTTTTATGATCTTTACTTCTCCGTTTGGAAATTTTATCTTATCATTCTTTCTTCCAAGATCATCTCTATCCAGATGCATAAAACCTATATCTTTATGCTTAAAAGAAAGAATATTATCCTCTGGATCTTTTATCCAAAGATCAATATCATGAATAGACTCTTTATCCCAATGAAGCATAATAAGATAGTCTGCCTTAGACTTGACATCATTCTTTTTAGATACGGGATTAATTAAAAGAAAAGCAATAATAAAAAGAAATGCTATTCCTACAACGATGTTGAATAGTAAATCTATAAATGCTGTGTTTGAAAAATAACGATTCATTGACTTTTTTGTATAGCTCTTTCAAAGTTTATTATTTGAACTTTGATAGAAAGAGAACTTAACAAACCAATCAATGTAGTATACAGAGCTGTAGACATACCTATAGACATTTTTACAAGAGCATCTTGCATAGAAGATGTATTACTAACATCTAATCCAATAAATGTTGTCCCCAACATTATAATAAATCCGGTTACCGTACCAACTAAACCTATAGCTAAACAAGCCTCACCGATAAACCAAAAAATAGAAAGATCATTTATTGAGTCTTCTTTACTTTCTACTTTATTTCTAGTATAAAAAAAGATTTTACTGCCTATCCAAAAAGTAACCACAAGTAAGATCAGAAGAAGAAAAAAACTTAATTTGGTAGAATCTTTTTCAAGTAATTCTTGAAAAAAATTAAACTTATATGCTGTAAATACGATCACAATATGAACGCACACAAAAAGCCACCATTTTAGAAATAAAGATTTCATGAACTATTTATTAGTAGACAGTCTTTATCTCATCGCATAGATTTAACTTTTTAGCTTCTTTCGCAGACAACCAACGATCTTCTGGTGGTAGTAAATGTTCTCTGATTTTTGATTCATCTAGACCTGTGCATTTTTTATAGTGACTAATCATTCTCTCTGTGGAAAGTTCAAACTCTTTTACCTGAGCAAAAAGTTCATGTTCTTTGCCCCATGATCCCCAACTATATTGATGAGAAAGAATAGATGTGTTAGGAGTCAATATTCGTTTACCTGGTTCTCCTGCAATAAAAATTAAAAGACCACATGAAGCGATCACACCAAGACCTACAGTATGAACAGGAATCTTTGATGCTTTCATTACATCAATCAATGCAAATGCGGCAGGAACATCTCCACCATTACTACAAATCATTAATTGTAAATGTTTATTTTTCTTTTTCTCTATATTATGTTTTAAAATAAACTCAATAGCTTCTTTACAAGAAATCTCATCTACATCTGACATAAACAAATGTGTTCCTGCTCTATAGAGATCAGCTTCTGTTGTAGTATCATCTAAATCAACGTGTCTTTTTGCCATGATATATTTCTCCCATAATATTAACAAAAAATTCTGCATCAACAACCGCTAACGGTTTTTCATTATTTTTCTTTATAATCACTAGCGGAACATAGTCACCTGAGTTTGATCTTGCTTGTTCCATAGCAGACCAAACATTCATCTTTTCTTGGTTCTTGCACTCAATAGAGAAAGGAAATTTCTCTCTAGCAGCACGAGCCATGATGAGGTCTTCCCCACCTGCGCCCATACTTCTAGATTCTATATCTTCTGGATGTATCTCAAGACGTTCGATCAGCAGGTCTCTCATCCATTGTTGGAGTCTCCTGCCCTTTGCTTTCGCTGATTGTGTCTTCATTATCTAATTTCCCAAATATTCTATTCCAATTCACATCAAACTGTTCTCTATTACTTATTGGGCGAGGACGATCACCCTTTCCGCCGTGCCACTTTTCAGTCATACACTTTCCTCAAATATTTCGTCCTCATCTTCCCAACTTTCATCATCTAATGGTTCGCCACAGAAAACGCAATATGAAACTTTCATACTAACATCAGTTTCTATGGCGAACTCACCATCACACTCCTCGCAAGCAAACCATTCTCTACGATCTTCCATTTTAGGCACTCACTGGTGTAGATGTCAAATCAACAACCTCACAAGCACCCGCAGAACAAGCTAGTTCTTGACTTCCAGCTGTCATATCTCCTTGCTCATATTCAGCAAGTTTTTTCCAATCAATATCTTTAGGCATTTTTTGCAATAAAGATTCATACTCGTCTTTAGAACAATCCTGATATGGTGCCTGACGATATGTGTGATCTGACATTGGAAGGAAAGATACACCACTCATCATGTCAAAGTTTTCATATACCCAAGAACCAACCTTCATCCATTCGTCTTCTTTAACTGACACGGTAACAGATGGTTTATGTTCACACCAATGATCCTGATAGATTTTCCATAGTTCAAGTTGAGTAATTGCATCTACCTCACGACGATAGACGCCGTTCTTTGGACCCTTCATTGGAAAAGAAAATACCCAAGTATGTTCTGGTTTTGTTACGTCATCCTCACAAGGAAATCCAGAATCAAACATCATCTTTGCTAAAGGATCTTTCTTGTCAGCACGAACTGTGCGAATGTAATATGGATTATGTCGAGCATGAATACCACTGGCACTATCTACCAATTGCGATACCGTCCCAGAAGGCTTAACACAAGTTACTGCGGCAGATTGAGGAATACCTAACTTCTTTGCCCATTCCTTATTTGTAGTTACTGCAACTGCACGAAGTCGATCAAGCAAATCTTCAATACCTTTCTTTTTTCCATTAGTTAGTGCGTTGTCCATGATACCTGTCATAGACACACCAAGTAATCGTTCTTCTTTACAATTCTCTTCCCACTTACGATTTAAATATCGAAAGTTTGTTAGCGTTGATTGAAATGTTCCTAGAATAGTTGCAACTTTTACTTTTTCAGTAAGAGTTTCTTCTGTATCTTCTGCACGAACTACAACCTCGGTTAAGTTGCAGAATTCTCTGTCACGAAGGATAATTTCGCTGCAAGGGTTGGTTCCAAATTCATAAGAACCATCACGACGACCATTTTTCTCTGCTCGTTGTTGTGCTGCCTGACGATTAAAAATACCTCGTTCACCAGACTTTGATTCGTATAGAGATTTCCATTCTTCCATAAAAATACCCATGTCTGGTTTCTCTGTATAACAAGCAGAGTTATTAGCAAGTGCTCGTTGAACGTTAGATTCCCACCAGCGGCCGGCCTTAGCGTGTCTCATTCGATCATCACTAAGGTTTGATAGTGAGATAAGGGCAGAACGTCGAACACCACCAACAACAACAATCTCGGCAATCTTACAGCAGATATCGTGACACTCTAATGATGTTAGTTTTCGTCCTGCGGCCTCTCGGAATACATTTACACAAAACTTGAATAGATCCTCAAGAGGTTCTGGACCTGAAGCACGACCACCAAATGTTTTTAGTGGAGTACCTGCTGGTCGTATACGAGAAAGATTCCATTGAGGAACTTGACCTGCCGACAGTAGATGAATAAGCTCTCGTAGTGCCTTTGCCCAACCAAGTTTAGAATCAGATACCATAATTACAGTATCCGTTTGATGAAACTCATCATTGATTGTTGGAAGTTCTGTTACATACTGGCGTTCTACACTAAATCCTACACCCGTACCATTCATCAGCACATAAAGAAGTTCATCAAAGGCTCGGAGACTATTAACTGCAATATATGAGCAGTTATAACCAGCAACATTCTCTCGTTTTAAAGCTTCGCCGGCTGTCATAAGACAACGCATCGACGGCATAACTTTTAAATTGAGAACTCCGTCTTCTAAATCTTTTCTAGTTTCTTCTGTCAAATCGAAATCATGATACTCTTTAAGATGATCCTTAAAGAAGTCAAAATAACGATTGACTGTTTCATTCCAAGTCTCTCGGCGGCCGTCTTCATAACGATAACGAGCATAACGACTGGCGTGAATATATTGCTGGTACGGTGTAGGTAAATGCATTGGTAGTCTCCTAAATTCGCTTCCAAGCAGCAAGACGCATACGAGCCTGCAACCCAGAAAAAGTGTTTTGGTTTATAATTGATGATAGGTTCTCAACTCCTGCAAGAACCATATCGTTGATGTCTTTTTGAAGAATAGAATCAGGCCAGATCACGAGCGAATAATCATTTTCAATTAATTTTTCCATTCTTTCTACTATTTCTCTTGACCTTGGTTCGTTATCTAAAACAATTGTTACGCCATCTTTATCTAATGGCATATACATAAAATCAGCGCCAGCCACAGCAAGAGCATTATCTAAAAACAAAGAATCTATAGGCCCCTCAACAACAAATACACGACGGCCCCAATCAATTCGTTCTAAACCAAATATCTTTGGCTTATCTTCAAATTTGACTGTTAGATACTTAGGTTGTTCTTTTCCGAATGCTCTACCTTGGGCAGCAAAAACATTTCCATCCTCATCATAAAAAGGTATCACTAATCTCGGATGATCCTGATTACTACTTATATCTGCCCAAGAGTAAAACTTATGACATAGGAAAAACTTATCGTAATGTTTTTCTGGTATTTGTCTATCTATTAGAACTTGGTGTACAGGATGATCCTTTGATAATTTATTTATAGGAATTAAGTCCTTTAGTTTTGGATCTTTCTTTTTAAATTTTGGCGTTTCAAAATTATACTCAGGTTCATTCTCACTTTGACCAACCCATCGTTCTTTCACATATTCCTTATAAATGTCTTGATCCAAATATTCAATTACTTTAGATGCTGTTGTGCTCTTACCACAGTTGTGGCACATATAATTCATCTGTTCGCCTTTACGATAGAAATAACCTCGTGCCTTATTTTTCATTTTTTGGCTGTCGCCACAATAAGGACACCTGAAGTTAAAAAGATAATCTCTGACTTTATGAAATTTATCTAGTAAAGGTGATATGAGATTGATGTATTTAAGGTCAACATGAATCATTCAATCATTATATATGGTTATTATATAAAAGTCAAGAAAGGGGCTCAGCCAAAAATTTTTGTCACGCTTTTTGGACAGGCCTTTTATTTTCAGGCCACTCAACTATTTGGTAGTGGCTATAAAAACTCCGTTCCAATCTTTAGGTAAATCTTGAGTTTTCATATACTCACATCGTTCAATCCACATCTTGTAGTATCCTTCCATTTTACCATCAAACTCATTCATCAAATCATTACAAAACTTTATTGCAATATCAAAACTTTGGGTCTTATAGAGCTGATGCATTTTCTCATGAACTTTTTGAGCCGCATACCAATTAGTGTTTTCCCAGGCCCATTCATTTGTAGCTAGAACTGTATAGATACCTATACCAACACTCTTTCCTTTTACAGCAAGATCATCGACCTTCAGATAGAAAAATTCTTCTTCAGTTTTTTCATAAGTATTTTCACCAACAAGTAATAGACAACCGTACTCTTTACATTTACTCTCAATTCTTGCAGCCGTCGATACTGCATCACCAAGAACGTCATAAGAGTGTCTAGTAGAACTTCCCATCTCACCAAGATAACCTAGACCCGTATTAATACCAGCGCCCATTCCAATTGGTGGTCTTCCCTCTGCGATAATCTTCTCATTAAATTTTGTTACTGCATCCAACATATTCAATCCAGTCTGAACTGCTGAACGTGCGTGATGTGGATCATCATTAGGAGCATTGTGAACGTGCATAGATGCATCTCCAATATACTTGATAATCATTCCGTCTGCATCTAATACAGGTTGTGTAATGGCATCCATGTAACCATTCATTAGTTTTGTAAGACCTTGAACATCGTCACCAAAAGATTCTCCAAGAGGTGTAAACCCACGAAGGTCAGAGAAACAAATAGAAATCTCTCGTTTCATACCTTGTTTAATTAAATCTGGATTTTCTTGCAACATACGAACAACCGTAGGAGAACAATATCCAGCAAACTGCTTCTTAATTTTTTGTTTCTCTCTAAATTCAATAATAAATCTATTGAAGATACTATGCATACCAACAATGGTTGTTACAATAATAATCCAACTGACATCAACTAACATCAATTTGTTTGTAAAAAACCAATGTGATGTAAATACACTTCCGCCATAAATCAACAGCATCATTGAGCCAATAACCCAGTAGGGAGTAAATCTTGTAAGCAGAACAATTATAATTCCAACTAATACAGAAATAGCCAACTCGATAAACAAACTGATATCGTATCTTTTTGGTGAAGTACCATTGATGACTGTTTGAAGGGCTGAAGATGTCAACGCCCAATCGTATTGTTCCCCTACAGGTGTTCCAATGATACTTCCCAAACCCTCTGCCGTAATTCCTACGACAACTGTTTTTCCTTCTAGTGAAGAAAAGTCTTCTGATGATGCTGATACTGTCTCAAATTCATTATTCCATCTCAACCATATTCTTGCGTGTTGATCTGTGTTAATAATTGGATATCCTGGAACACGAACTGCAATAATTCCAGAGTCACCTGCTTTAATTTGATAACTTGGATTGCCTGTAGCAACACGAATTGTCTCAATCGCCATAGCAGGATATGTTTCTTCACCTATTCTCATAATCAAGGGCAATCGTCTTACAACACCATCAATCTCTGGTGCAGTATTAATTACACCAACACCGTCTGCAATGGAACCTAACTGAGGAATTGGACCAAGCATTCCTGGCCACTCAAATAACCAAGGAAGTGGATCACCTATTTTGGCAACACCTCTTGGTACAGAATTTTTATTTGTTTGTGTTGTGCCGACTTGTGCAATGACAACTCCCATCTGGTCAAGAGACAGCATAAAGAGATCATCGCCACCCAATCTATCTGGTTCTGAAAAGAGAATTGGCATCACAATAATACCAACTTGAGCTTGACGAAGTTTGTGAATTAAATTTCCAAGAATCTCACGATTCCATGGATACTGTCCATATCTTTCTATGGATTGTTCATCAATCGTAACAATGCCGATATCAGAAGAAACAACTTTTTCTTCTGACTGAAATAATATATCAAAACTTTTGAGTCTTAATGTTTCTTTTATGAATGGTTCTTGTAGTCCAATAAATGTAATCAATATCAGAGTTAAAAACCCCATCATCCAATTTGTAAATATTTTCATTAGTTTTGGGTTAAGGTTACTGTGCAACCGTTTGCGTTAGTGCAATATTGTGTAATGCTGGTAGAATATGATGTTGTGTCTTGGTAACTACTACCAAGTTGTCTTATTGTCGCAGTAACAGGACCTCCTGCGTTGGTTACATTGACAGTTGCTGTGCTATCCATTGCTCTTTGATATACATCTACAACATTGTTATCACCTGTAACATCAATATCAGCCCAGCCTTCGCCATAACTATCATTGTCGTGTATAACTCTATTACCATCACCAGTAATCACAATGTCAGTTTCTTTGTGTCCTCCCCAGTTGCCTCCACTGCTGGAATTTACCAATCTATTCTGTACACTGTTTTCATCACCTGTAATTACTACTGTGCTTTTTCTACTGTTGCCATTATTTGTGCCTGCACCGTGACTCATACGCACTATGTTTTCGTCGCCTGTTTGCGATACATTAACTGTACTGTCATCACTGGCGTGTCCTCTACTCCAACCGGGTGTATTACCGTTTAAATCAATACAATTACTGTCGCTTGTATCAGTTGCACAGAATCTAAACTCATTTGCATAACCGTCTTGAACAACAGTCATAATTAGATCGTCACCTATTTGATTGATATAGATATCATTGGCAGTTGCAAGTGAACAAAATAAACTAGTTAGACTGACGAATAACAATCGCATTTTCTATTCCTCCTAGTTCGTAATCTATAATCTCGTAATCACCTTGTAGAATATTCATTAGATATCCAAACTTCTGATCTAAAACTAATCTTATAATATTTCCGGAAGCTGATTCTCTCGTCCATGTCCAAGATGGGTCTGTATTTTCTACAAGTATTCCTGTTTCGGGATCAAGTCCAACTCTAACTTTAGATGGATCTCCCGAACCAACTCTCTGCGTTTCTTGTTTTGATATTTTATCACCCAAAACTTGTGCTAACTGTTCGTTGATAACTTTAAGTAAATCAACCAAAAAGTTCTGTTCTAAAAAATCTATATTTAATCCAGTTGTCCATTGTTCAACATCTTCTTCAAGATAATCTATTTCTAAATCTTTAAACTCTAAAAAATCCACGTCTAACATATCTGCAATGTTTTCATAATAGTCGTTGGAAAATTCTTCATCTAGTTCTCTTGGTCGAGAAACAATCAAAAGATTATTAATTAGACTTTCATCTAAATCCAACAATACAGGCCTCATGGGCTGAGAATCAGATGTGGCCACAAATGTAGCTTGAAATGCCTGATTAAGAATTACTTGTCCAACATCAGAGTCTACTGTGATCTCTCCAACAAAACAGTTGCCGTTAGTATCACATGATGGTAAAAGAATAATAGTTGAACCACCAAGCTCATCAATTGTCATTGAGAAGTCTGTGCCACGAACGCCAATAGTGGCGGTAGGAGTTTGTATCTTTACGTTTTGTTTTGAGTTTTTTGCTATCAGTCCGGAAGCATACCTTACTGTTCCAAGACTTGCCTTCATAGTTAATGAGCCCGTCTTTGTTGATGGATCATAAACAAACTCATCGATTACAAGTTTACTGTGTTGAGTTACATCTACTCTAGTGTCATCAACAAACTGAATTGCCGTCTTACCCTTACCTGTTTTTATAGTGTCATAAGAGAATACATCCAAGTCAATCTCAGATGTATTCTCGGTTCCATCTTTTCTTTGTATGACACTTGTTCCCTCTTGCAAAATAACATCACCAATACCTTCATTCGCTGACAAATTATTATGTAAAAAGATACCAAAAAATAATAAAAAAATTATCCAAAATATAAGTATTATTTTCATTAGTCTGTCTGACTTATATCAATATCGTGATTGTCTCCGGATGTTGTTAAACTTACATACGCATCATATATTCCAGATTGCGTTACGTCAACATCAGCAATACTTCCTGTGTGACTATGAATAAACGTATGTCCATTAACATCACCATCTCCGTCAATATCAATTAAGTAATTATTTGTATCTCCATTTACGGTTAGTGTAAGAACAGCCGATGTTCCATCTACAGTAGCTGCAATTACGTTACTGTCACTGCCAGTGGATCCGGTAATAGTTATTGTGGCATTAGACGCATCATTGGTTTCACCAACATCAATATCGATATCATTAGATGAACCTACCCAAGTGATAGAAGCCGTAGCTGTGCCGCAAGACGAATTTGTTCCTGCACTATCACAATTAAAATCAATATCATTATTATTACCTGTTACGTCAAATGTGCCTGTAAAGGTGTCTCCGTTTACATCAAAAGTTAAAATATTTGAACTACCAACCTGATCTATATCAATTGTAGATGTTGAGCCTACAACTGAAGATGATGTGGTACTATTACCTACTGTGTTATCTTGACCATCTTGATTAATATCTAAAGTCAATGTGGCTCCAGACTGTGTTACATAAATGTCATTGGCATATACAAATGACATCATCAATCCCATAATTATTCCTAAGAATAATCTGTTCATTCTACCTCCTTCTTATATTTCCATAAACCCTGTTCCTCTCCCTTTTCTACCATTTGAAGAACTGCATATTCAATTGCTGTTCTGATGGCATAGTTAGTGGGTTCATTTCTAGCTACACCAACTTCTATTTCTAAAGCCTTTGTTCCTAAATCTAAAAATTTAAAAACATCTGCACCAATTGCATAACTTGCAATTGTTTTTATTGACGATACTGATAAAAGTATCTCACCTGTTTGAACAGCAACAAGACGCAAGGATACAGTAACCTGATCTGTTCTATATTGATCGTACATTCCTATACCAAAATATCTTGCGCCTTCTCCTCCAGATTTTACATCTGAATCATAACCAACTATACCTCCCTCAATGATGAGTCCAGCAAAGAGTAGAGGTTTCAAAATATTTTTAGATTCTAAATCTCCATCGTATTCTGTTCTGGTAGATCGAATCAATTGTCTTTCTTTTATAAGATGATCTAATCCATTTCGTTCTATAACTTTAAACCAATCACCTCCGCTAACAGATTTTAGAGCATCTATTAAATAAGTTTCTGGTCCTTGAGAAACTGCTGTTGATAGTTGAGAAAATTTAGTCGATGGTTTTCTTTGTCCTGTTCTGTCAGGAAACTCATAAACTGCAATTGTTATTACGGGTTGATCCAAATCAGGAACACTTAGCAACTGTTCACTTACAGGAGTTGATTCCGTGTAAGGATCAGAACCTTTTAGAATTGTTTTAGGTGTTGATGCACATCCAATTAACAATAATGAAGATAATAATGTTATTAAAATTTTCAAAATCCAAAGTCTCCAATTGGCACGGTCATCGTTGTAGTTGTTCCATCTATACTTAAAATTGTTAAAGTAATCGTATTCATGTCAACATCTTTTGACCAATAAATTGTTGATCCTTCGATGTCAGCTGATCCTGTAGTTGCACAAGTTTCATCCTCTCCACATTCTTTGAACATATTATCTACTAATTGTTTTGAGAGGTTTGCATAGATACGACTTTCTATATTTTTAATAAACTTATTAATCGTTTTATTTTCTTCATCTCTTTCAGCCTGTCTTTCATCAGCTTCTTCTTCGTCCTTTATGTCCTGTTTACGATTATGTTGCAGTTGTTCAATAGATAAAACGTGAGTAGAATATCCTGTTCCACTAAAGGAAGGATTATTAAATTCGTGTACGAGGTCTGATGCTAGACTTTGTGCTAAAGCAAAAAACATCAGTCCCATAAACAATGCCATAATGCCCGCACCGTATATTGCAGACATCAGTATATCTTTTTTAGATAACTTAATTGGTTTTGTTTTTGTGTTCTTTAAAGTCATGTTCTTCTCTTTTTCTTTTTTGCAATTCTTCATCCATTTCAATGAATATATTTAACTTTTGATCCAAACGAATAAGATCGTTATCCAACATTCTAATGCGGTCAATCAATGCGATTAAAACTGTGGTGGCCTCTCCAAGTTTTGGTTTTATTTCTGTTGTTACATATTTCCAAATAAAGTATATAAAGTAACCCATACCGCCAGCAACAACAATAGGTAATCCATATTGATTTACTAACTGTACAATTTCCATTACCTCAATCTCACTATATGACCATACTTTCTTTGTCTTACAGAAACTTTAGCACCACTAACTGCATTTATATGTTTACATGGACCAGGAGACAGTCTATAACTAAATCTGTCATTTTTACTTTGCCAGTGAGCACAGCTGCAACTATATCTACCTGCACTATATTCTACACTATAGTAGTTGCCACCAGTCTCATCCATAATCATCCAATGTTGTGACATAGATTTCTCTCTTGTTCGTCTTGTATCTTTACAAGCCAACCATCATCACTAACAACAAATCTATCACCTGGTTTATATAATGAATATTTTCCCTTTTCCATTACTTCGTTTGGAGTTTCTCCGATGATCTTTATACTACCATCTGGAGCTTGATCTATATAATAATCTATCCACCTCATTAATCTTTCCTCGCATCTTTTTGGCCATCAGCACGAGCAATTCTATCCAAATCTGGTTTAACACCCACGACCGTGCTTATCAAGGTGTCTATACGAACAACCTCGTTATTCATCGTCTTAACACGATTATCTAAAGCTGATATCATTCCGTGTAGTGAGTTTACTTGACCCACAACGGACTCTAGGATGTACTTCAATAAAAGTACAATAAAGAAACCGCCAGCAAGTGTACCTGCTGCGGCAAACCCTAGTTCAAGAAATGTAGCTAAGGTATCTGTAGTCGGATCCATGCACTATTCATCTCCTTTTTTTCCCCTCATATGTCTATTCAGCTCATTCACAACATTGCTCGCTGTATTCATAAAGAAAAAAGGCAATACCGCATGGATAAAAACAATAAAAAATAAAACTAAAAACGTGAGCGCATATCTCAAAGCACTAATCATATGCGTTAGATATGTCTCCCCAACACTTTCTGGGTGTTCGGTAAATATATTTTTCACAGAATTATTTATCTAAAAAGTACCCTTTAACGTAAACAAAACTTGACTATAGTTCTTTTCTTCGGAAAAAGTTTGTCCTAATTCTATTCCGAAATTTAATGATGTATCATTCTTTTCAAACAAATTAAAATCTTTAGTTAGGCCGATGCTTTGCATATCATCTGTTATGTTAAAATTAAAACCAAGATTAATGTCATAGTTTTGATTGAACCAATACACTCCATAAGCTAACACTGCAGCACCAACAACTGCGCCACCTATCATAAGATATTCTTCTGTTTTATCTTTCTTCTTTGGTGGTACAAGTTCTTCTCCGCAAAAGGTAACACTACGACCATTACCAGTTCCCACAGCACCAGCTGCACAAGCAGCATCTCCTAAAGCTCTAGCAGCAGCAGTTCGACTTTCTAAGGCATACTCAGAAGCGATAACGGGAAGACCAGTTACCTTCATTGCTTCCTTTACCATAGCCTTCATTTGTTCTGGAGTTTTGTCCCATCCAAATTGAAGGAAAACATAGTCAGCTCCTTTATAGTAGTTAAGGTTACCCTTGTGTCCGCCAATACCAGAAGTAAGATGAACTGCAACAGGTTTATTTGTCTGACTCTTTACATGAGCAACTAACTTATTAACGGTTTCAGCAGACCAGTACTCATCGCACTCCAGACAGACAACATAAGCACTTACTTGTTTATCGAATCGACGAACCATCTCCGTCATGTGATTCTTCTGTGTGTCCATTCCACCGATGAGTTGAGGAGAATCATCAGGAGTCAACCACATAACAGGTTTCAATCCACGATCAATGATTTTTTGAATCTGTGCTTCCCAATCTGCTTTGGGTTCAATGTATCTCAGATCCATACTACCACCATTATCACCCCCATTGCGAGAGTAAATATAAAAGTGAGTATCTCCGTTAGCGAGAGCAGCGTTCATCATCTCGTTCTTTGCTGCATCTTCATGCAAAAATCCGAGAGTCATCCACCGACTATCGTTCATGAGAAAACTTGCACGAGAACCGTGCAGTGAATAATTTTTATCGTAATCGCTACTGTTTACGTTTAGGCTTACGAAGCTTAGTAGTGCGGCGAGGAGCACTGTGGCCATTTTCGTTATCATCTTGAATCTCCAAGGTTTCAACTTTTTTAGTCACAGTACTCATAATCTTCTGCATTTTGTTATCAAACCATATGCCCATTTTGGTTTTACTAAACCACTTATAGACACTGTTTCCGACTATACTGAATAGAATTGTTCTAATCAGCATCCAAGCAAAGATACCCATTATGTTTGAGACATCCCTACTTTACGAATTGCGAATCGACCAAACGGACGAACTGACCAATAACATGGTTTTGCTTTCCACATCGGTACAGCAGGTTCTACATGATGCATCCCTTCTAGGAACACTCGATCTGCTGCTGCTCGCATTTCGTTTACTAATTTTATATCGTGAGTTTTATTTTTAAGTGCATCACGAAGTGCACCATAAAGTACGTCATGGATGATTGCAGGTCTGGCAACATCCCAAGGAGCAACTGCAACCCATCCAAAACGTGGAATAGAAGCTAGGTCAGTATCATATCCTTTAGGAGCATACACTTTAGAATAACCATCAGTACCTCTAGGTTCAGAAATTTTTACTCCCATTTCTTTCCAAGTATCGTGATGTGTGTTTGCTTCTTTAGATAGAAACCAAATTTCTTTATTGAGTTCCCAGTGCATTTTGCCATGGAAAGTACAATCTAATTTGCCCGACCAAACTTTATTTGTCACCCTCGTAATACTCCCTGTATTTTTTTAGTATAAAAACGTACTCGCCAATCTGAGACCGAATGTCTTTTATATTTAGTGAAAGATTTTTATAGTCTCCATGACGTAATGCAAATAGAGCTACACCTTCGTTTTCCTTTTTCAGTAACTCCCAAATTTGCTCAGCGTTTTCTTCTGTTATAATAATCCAATCAAACTCTCGTAACTCTAACGGAGCAGGATTAGGAATATTTAGTTGTAGTTTATCATTTGCAACATCAACTACTTCTACTTTTTTTGTTTTTGGTGTAATAGTACAACCAGCCATAAACAAAACAGCTAAACTAGCTATTAAAACTTTACTCACTTTATTCATCACGAATTCTCCTTACCGAAGTTTGGATTTGCCAACTCAACACATTCATTATTAGATTGAGACTTTTTAGTTGCTGCCAACTCAGCCTCAGTATGTTCTGCACCTGTAGCAAGTTCAAAACATCTCATTTCATTATTTGATGCCTTACTAATAATCTTGGTAACTAATCCTGGTTTATTTTGTGCTAGAATATCTAACTCATGTTTTCCAAGTTTGTCTGCAAGATTCTTTGCATCTTTACGAAGTCTGACTTGTTCATCTCGTAAATCAGCATTTGCCTGCTGAATAGCTGCAGCTTCTTGTTTCTGCGTTTCAATAACATTTTTCTGCTGTGAAACTGCACCCTCAAGTTTTTCTTGGTTGACTTGAAGAATTTGATTTTCTGCTTGAAGATTTGTTATCCAACTATAAGCACCAAATCCACCTACTCCCATTAATAAAACTAATATAATTACAACTTGAAACATAATATAATCCTCATTATTTAATTATTTTATAGTATAAATTTTAAGCCTTATATGCTATTGAAGTTGCCCAAACAGGACCTGTTCCTCCAGCGGCCGTAAGATTGTGTGCAGGTTCTTTTTCAATAAAAACCATTGCTCCTGCAGGAACCATGATTTCTCCAGCAGTTTCTACTACAATAACTGATTCTGGTGCATTATGTGCATTTGTGACTGCCACGAGACTTGCACTAGAAACAGTATTTGCGCCAGAAACTAAATTGACTGGAGCACTAAGAGGTTTAATTATTTTACTCATTTCTCATCATTTCCTATTTACTTGTTTAGTTTTTTCTCCATTTCTCGTGTTTTATCTGCACGTTTTTTGAGAATATCTCTGAACTTATCTTTTGCCTTTTTGGCGGCGTGTGTTGCAATTGCAGCTAAAGGAGAACTTTGTGAAGCTCCACTCTGACCGTAATCTTCTTCAACTTGCTCATTTTTAGTAAGACCAGAAGCCACACTTTTTCCGGAAAGACGACTCATTCTTGCAACGTGACGACGTTTTAAAGCTTCCATATCTCTTTGATGAGTTACTTTTTCCCGTTCTTTCATCTTTCGTCGCATCTCTGGATCAATAGCCTCTACAGCCTTTTTAGCAGTAGCTGTAGCGATAGCCATCTTTTTATCCATTGGCATATCTGGATTATCTCGTTCAATAGCTTTAGCAACTTCTTCACGCTTCTTTAACTCTGCAGGAGTTAATTTTTTTTCATCAACATTCAACTGATTCTGTTGTTGATTTTGTTCTTTCTTTTTTAGAACGTCTGCCTTTTTAGCATCACTATTTGTGATACCTTCTCCTGGAGTCATTTCTCTTGTATACTTGGCATACTCATCTGTGCCAACTTCATGAGCTTCCTCTACAGTTCTAAACTTCTTAAACGATAGACTTGACTCCATTGCTTTTGAGATTGCTTTACGTCTATTATGTAGATACTCATCAGAAGAATCTGTATCTCCATCATTGTCAATATCTTTGTCTTTACGATCTTTAAATTTCTTTTTAAGAGCTTTAGGTTGAACTTTATCCATTCCTTCACCATCGTCGGATCGATCATTCGTGTTATCTTCCGCAAGATCCCAACCCTGCTTTCTCATATCTTTTCGTTTCATCTCCCACTCTGCACGACTAATGACTTTTACTTTACCGTCTTTAACAATAAGTCGATGAGTTTTTGTATTGAAAGATGGTTTAATTTTTTGTTTTGCGCCAGTTTGTGTATGAGTATCGGGATTATAATTATCGGGTGTAATCTTTTCCTCTAACTCCTCTTTCTTTTCAGGCATTTTTAAAGTTTCTAAGTCTTTATTTGGATTTAGTGCCTTAAACACCGCATCTTCCAAACTTCCTTCTTTGGTTTCAAGATATTTGTTACTCATTGTTTTTTGCTCCATGAATGGATTTGATATCAATCCAAACTGACTTAACTTTTTCTCCACTTCTCTTTGATTAATTTTTTCTTGTCGTTCTTTAATTCGACGAACAGCTTCCCTATACTCCTTTGAACGACCATCAACTTTTCTTCGTTTAATAAACACCGAAGTACTTTTTGCATTTGGTGCCATGTCAACTCCGCCACCAGCAACTGAATTTACTGGAGCATCTTCATTCTTGATCTGAACAGACTCTATCTGTTCAAATGCTTTGAAGCGTCTTGCTGCCACGAAATGCTTATAATCTCTTACTTGGCCTGGTGTTTGGTTTTTAAATTTTCTCTTTGTTTCTTGAGGATCTTTTGATCCCTGTGTCCAAACCTGCCATCTTTGAACCTTCTTAGAATCTGTTGCATCCTTAGGTGGTTCTGTAATATTTATATTTTTGTCGTCCTTAGACATCTTCCAAGTCCTCTAATGAAACGTAAATTTCTTCTTTAGATTTTTGATGAACTACTTTAAAAATACTTTGTCCTAATATTTCGTCTGTAGGTGAGACATCAGAAAAAGCAACTACAACATCTCCCTTATTGCCTTGTATTTCTGATTTATCTGTAAATATATCTTGAGAAAGTTTATATTTGCCTTTTGGTAACTTCTCACCAATACCGATAACTTCTTCGTCTAATTCTTCTGGATCAACGTATCCATTATCGATCAACCAATTCTTAAAAGTTGTTTCAATCATATCGGCTTCTTCATCATCAGTAATTACACTTTGTTTGAGAAGAAACAATGCCGTAGCATATGTTCCGAGTTTAGACCTAACTAAAGGAATCTTATTGAGTATTCTTTTAAGATTAAAAACTAACCGATGAAGGAGAGTAAATGATTTCTTCTCCTCCTCGGTCGTTAGTTCATTTGCTTTTCTTAACAGTTTACCATTATCATCAATAATACCGTGTTGATATGCATCTTGTTCATCCCAAGGCGTTGTAAGAATTCGCAAGAAACGATAAGCAACAAACAAATCTATAGCTCGACCTTCAGCTAAAAGTTTATGATGGTCGTCTATATACTTTGTAAAGTGTTCCATATCTCTTTATCCCAGGGTATTGATATTAATGCTGGCTCATGCCAAGTTATCATATTCAAATATATTAAAAAAGTTTTTAACTCCGACCAATATTCTGGTTCAATTTTAAACAATAATAAAGTTGTTGCAGCTTCTACACCAAACACATTAGTCAAAACAATAATGTGATTAAGTATCAGCCTTTCTTTCAAGTCACCTCCCTCGTGATATTTCTTGAGTAATCTTTTGAGATATTTAAATCTCTTGAGATCATCTTGAAACTCTTCCTCACCATCGGACTGAGGGTTATCATAATGTTTCATGGCAAACATTGTCCAGTTTGCCGAAGTTATCTTTTCAAACATTTATGCTATTTTAGCATATACTTTAAAAGAATTATTCCTTAAACTTTCTATCTGAATATTTAAACTTTTATCAATGCCATCCTCACGTTCAAACTCATCAAAAGGTGTATCTACACTTTTACCGAAAACACCACCATATCGCTTTAGTGGCATACTAACTGTACCAGACTCCGGAAGTTCTTCTGGCATATCAAATGTCAGACCAATTCTTTCCATAAAGCCTCGTAGTTGACCTACTGCATTTTCGGGAATAAGATATTCTCGATCAGCAATAGAACCAACAAAAGCATTAACACGTTTTAGAACATCTGCGTTCTGAATGTCGTATGGATCTGTTCCACCATGTTGATTGATAGAAGTCGAAACTCCTACCTTAGAACCTGGGGCATCTTCAGACATAAACTGTTTATAAGTTTTCATTTTACTTTCCGCCTTTAATTTTTGTTTTTAACTCGTCGTCGGAAACTGGAGTATCATCTTCTTCAAACGAAATAGATACTTTTGGTTCCTCTAGTTTATCTTCTTCAGCTGGCTTTGGTTCCGCCTCTGTACTTTGTGGACCAACCTTTCCTACATAAGGGACTCCGCCTGCTCCGTATCGAATTACTACCTCATCACTCATCTTTGTTTTCCTCTTCTTTTGAAGTCTCAGCTCCAATAAAAAATTCTACCTGTTGAAGAGCTCCTTGGAGAGCAAAAAGATTAGCTTGTAGCTGTGTTCTTTGTGAGTCCAAAGAGCTTATTGCATCTTCAACCTTTTTAATATCACCTTCAATTCCTTCTTTTCGATTTACTAAATCTTTCATACTAATCATAATATAATCCTCAAGTTATTAAGCGATAGTTACGCCTACAGCAGCAAGAGTATGCCACTTACTATTATTAAAAATACCAACCCACGTTGCACCTGTACCAGAACCACCTGCTGTGATTGGACCATCAGTACCTTGTGTCCAAGCAATCGTTGAAGCTCCTGCAAGATTTGTTGGTGTTAGTGTCATTGTACCTGCACCAGAACCATCAATACAAGTAATAATCTTGATCTGTCCCTGTGCACCGTCTGCAAGTGTTAGAGCTTGAGAAGTACCAGCCAGAGTCAAATTTGTAATAGACTCTGTAAGTGTTACTGCACCAGCTGCTGATAGAGACTGTGCTGTATCAGCAAGACCAAGCCAAGAAGGAATATTATTGAATACATTAGCTGCACTTACCTTCTTGTTTACAGGTGTACCTGTTGGATCATCAATTACGTGGAACAAGTCTACCGAAGCAATACCTGAACCTAGATCGGTCAAAGCCGTAATCTTTTTATCTGCCATTTTAATTTTCTCCTATATAAACCCTTTCGGGAATTCTACTCCATGCATACACATGGATCACGTTTTACATAATTAAGCAAGAACAGTTACTGTAGCACCGTCATCAGTACCACCAGTTGCTGCGTTACCTGTGTTACCTACACCAGCATCGTGTGTAATTGTTGTTACTGTAGATACACCAGCGTCTTTGATTGTACCACCATTTAGTGTTAATGCGTTTGCACCAATGGACAGAACATCATCTTCTGCATATTGACCAGCACTTGGAACTGCACTTGTAAATACGATTACGTCTGTGCCTGTACCAGAAGCATAGTCTAGGTTAAATGTTGCAGCAGTACCACCACCAGCTTGACTGTTTGTTACTACAATTCGTGGGGTGCCTGTAATGTCAACGTTCTCACTAAAGTAAGCTGTAATTGACAAGGCAGATGGTGCTGCTTCGCTTGGAGAAGCAGTTGTCCAACGGAACTGCGAAATCCAACCTGTAATTGTTGCTTGACCACGAAATGCTACTAGGATTTCTGGATCTGCGTTTGTGTCATCGCTGCCTGTCTCGGCATCGCCTGCTTTACGAACCCAACCACCTGGGCCCATTTCTACGTTTCGTTTTTGTGCATCTGTAAGATATAGTGGTTTATTTGCACTACTTGGATCTGACATTTAATTTTCCTCTCTTTTCGGTTGATAACATCACCTACTCGGCATAATGTATTGTTATTTTGTAATACTATTTATCTATTTAGAAAGTCTCTAAGGCCTCTTTCTGACACATGACGGAAAGAACTTGCAGCTCTATGCAAAGCTTCTCCACTGGAATCGCCTCGTTTGATAAACTGTTTATACATATTTGCAGCTGCCTGATATTCTTTCTTATATAGTCTATCTTTGAATGACTCTATCATATCAGTCTTTTGTTCTTCGATGATAGTTTCTTCTTCGATTTTTTCTGGAGTTGTTTCTATCCACTCTCGAATACTCTTAACTCCCATTGCCTTTTGCAATATTTTAAATAATAAACGGCCTCCTTTAAACTTCTTTGGAAGACCTTTAGAAAACGAATCATAGTCGTTATCCTGCACGGCTTGTCTCATTTTTGATGCTGACATACCACTTACTCCTTCTGCATCTGGATCTCTTTCGCCTGCACTTACAACTCTGATAGAATTGAATTTGTAGTAACCATGACGTGCTTTCTTTCCATTATATGCATTAAGTAATTTTTCAAATTCAGAAACACGATCTGAACCTACTACCATTGTTACATCTGTATATTTTTCTTTATAGAGATTGACCATAACATCTATGGCCGTTGTTACTTTATTTGTCGATATGCTTCTTGAATGTGTAGGAAACATACTTTTCATAACAGAAACTTTATTTTTAAAGTCTAGGGGATTCTTCTTTGGATCTTGTGACTGACTAGTATATACACGATAATTGCTATTAACCTTACGAGTAGCATCTAATAACTTCTCGTGACCAGTAGTTGGAGGATTAAACCTACCAAACGTAAATGCTACTGTTTTGGCCATTATGTGTTATCCACTAGAATAATGTCAAATGAAGAAGATATATTTGTTCCTGTAGTAGCAATCCCAATTATTTCAACATCAGTTTTTTCTGGTAATTTAATAGGAACTGAATAATTTCTTACATGAGAACCGCCTGGCACATCCATAATATCTCTTGTTCTGAAAGCAGAATTGAATTCTCTTGATAGTAAGGTTACTGTCACAGCGTCATTATAAGAACCAACACCAATATTCCATGCTGTTAAATAACCTGTTTTGCCAGCAGGTATTGTATAGAGTGCCAAATTTGTTTGTCCTAGACCATAAGTTGTTCCAGTTCCAATTGTTCCAATGTCTGCAAGAACTGTTCCTGTTCCAGCAGCGCCAGTAGAAATTATAATATTACCTTCGTTAGTTCCAGTTGAACCAGAAGTAACAACAAAGGCACGAAATACTCTTAGAAATTGGGCAGTTGTTGCAACACCAGAACGAACTGTAACTGTTTCTTCTATGGATTCATAGTTTCCATCTAGTCCTTGAATAGTAACTGTTCTCGCACCTGTTCCACTGACACTATCAGCTGTGTCTGCACTATGGGCATAAACAGTAGATGGTGATGTAAGATATACATACCTTCCACCATACATCCAAATTGTTTCTGGCGCACCACCAATATTTGGATTTCTTCCAAATTTGTTGATAGCAGAGTAACCTGTCAAATCTCCGGCAGAGATAACAATATTAGAAGCTGCAGCGAATGAGTTAATAATATTACCATCTTCATCTGCAAGGTTTACTACTTCAAAAATAGTTTTATTGTGCTCAAGATACTCTTGATTGTCTATTCTCCACTGTGCCATTTTTTATTTCTCCAAAATTTGCAGAACTAAAGGACCTTTTCCTTTTAAAAGTCGATGATAAATCATATTCTCTATATGAAAAGTTTTACCCACTTCTAAAAGAACTGGCAATTCATTGTCCATCTGTAGTTTCCAACCTTCACTTTCTAATACTGTTATCTCTCTATTCCTTTTGTCTCTATGCCAAATTAATTCTTCTTCTGGAACTTCATTGAAAATTCTGACAAATAAGTTTTTGTCAAAAAGATCCAGTTGATCCATATAAGGATTCATTACCAGTAAAAATTCCCACCACCAGATAAACCAAGTTGTTTAGCATAACGAGGTAAATTACAGGCCCAGTAAGCAGCAGTTGTTCTATCTTTCTGTGTAGAACATTGATGCCGAGCAGCAAAACTCTTTCGTGCTTCTGGATTGTTGAGTTTAACTTTTAGTCCAGTCGTATCTCCCCAAGTTACTTTCTTAATATTACCTGTGCTTGGGTCACGAACATAAACGTAGTATTTTTTAGGTCCGCCGGCCTTTGGTTTACCCAACTCAACATCTTTTTTATCTTCTTCTTCCTCAATCATGGGACAGTCTAATGGAACAATCTGACCATCAGAAAGAGTGGCTACTCTACCTAGGTCTCCTTCCATAAGTTCTTTATCAAAACCTGTTGGTTGATATGTTCCTTCTTGATACTGCTTTCTCATTCCATTGAAGAAATCAAAATACTTTTCTGATCCTACACGATAAAAATTCTGCTCAATTAGATTTACTTCTTCTTTCATCATTGGACAATTCTTTTCGTGTTTTTCATTTTTCATTTCGCAATGAGGACAATGTTCTTCGTCAATTTTCTTACCCTCTTTATTGTACTTGCCTGATTTCTTTTTGGCAATTGCAATTGCTGCTTGTTGAGCCCAAGATGTAGCTTCACCTAATTTAGCATCAATCTTTTGACGAAGTTCTGCGGGTAGTTCTTTGTAATGATAAAGTTTCTGACTGTTTTTGCTGTGTGTTTTTCCAGTCATTACTACACCATTATATGCGTGTTGATCTCCTGTCCATTCTTTACCGTCAGCAGTATAATGGCCCTCTGATCTCCAACTATGTTCATCTGCTTCACCTAAACTTTCTTTACGAACTTTAGCTGCAAGATCCGAATCGGCCTTACCCCAAGTGCCTTTTCCTTTTGAAATAAAAGAGTTTACTCGGGCATGACCCCATTGCTCTGGTGTTGTTCCTGGGCGATGTCCTGTTCTCCAGGCGGCCACACCTCGATTATAAACTTGTTTTAAAATACTTGCAGAAATACCAGAGGCTTCTGCTTTCTTTTTAAGAGAAGTTGCAGCTTCTTCTTTATAGAGTTGTGGAAACTTTTTTCTTACTGCAACTGTGTGCTTTGAAAGTTTTGTCTTTGCACCCTTATCGCCTGGTGCAGGTTCATATGCAGAGGGATCGTTATCATCTTTGGCAGCTCCTCTTTCAAAATGTTTTGCTCGAGCTGTCTTTGTAGACTTAGACATCTTATCACCTTCAGCATCTTTGGCATAATACTTAGCTGGTTGTGTTCCTTCTCGATCTTTAATATCTTTGTCTTGTTTTACTGCCTCATTATTGGGAACACAATTCGGAACCATCTTTCCATTTTTCTTTTTCATTCCGACTTGTCGATAACCATCCCAACAATTTTCATCTAGATATTTTTTGACTGTATCTACTATATTTTTCATTACTTATCATCTCTAGATTTACTATATAAAAGTTCTCTAACCATCTCTGCAACTTCATCTATGTTTTTTTCATTTTCATCAAGCATTTGTTTTATAGTTTTTACGTCGTTTTGTATGACAGCTATGTCTTGAGAGTTTTGTGTGACTCTTGAAATTGCTGAACGATTTTCTGTAACTCTAACATCTGTTTCTGACGCCCACCAAATTGCTGCACCTAATTGCGATGTTAGAAATACTCCTAGAGCTACTGAAGGACCACTAAATTCCATTTGTTGTTCTCCAACATTTATTTCCAGTTCTTGTCGACAGTAAAGTTAGCTCTAGAAAATTCTAAACGATCAACTAATTTCATAGCTTTACCTATGTGATCGATTGCGACAAAACCTTCTGGGGCTGTTACTCTATAACCGTCTGGCGTCCGAATAAATGTTCCTATATTTTCTGCCCTTTCCAATTTTCTTATTATTATTGTCTTGGCAGTTTGCAGTGTAATATATGTCGCAATTACATAATAAAAATCTTTCTTATATTTATTATATTCTGAAAGTCCACTCTTTTTTACCTGTTCCCATTTCCTCTTACCATCTTTACTTTTAATACTTGCAATCTTTTTATTGAGTCTTTCAGTATAAAATTTTTCAAAAAAGTTTGTAACTTTTTCTGTGTTTTCTACTTTCTCTCCTCCACGAATATAGGAGTTTAGAAATATTTTCATCGTTCCACCGGGTGTCCATTCGTTTTTTGCTTTAACATCTTTCTCGATAACACGAAGATAATTAGATGCTTTTTTCAAAGAACCTGATGCCATGTTTAATATTTTTTGAAACTGTTTTGCTTCGGCAGAAGTAAACTTAACATTGCCCGATGTATCTCTGAATGTTGCATCCGTTGACCACACTGCACTTGTCTTACTCAATTTATCTGACTTTACTCCAAACTTGGCCTTTAGATTTGTCATTTTTCTTCCAGAGTATTGTGTGTGCCATACAACTCCGATCTTTGCAGAACGAATCGTTTTTGCTAGATCATCTGCTAAAGGAATTGCATATGTAATTGTATTTGGAGTAAAGACTATCGAAGGTTCTCCACCAATGTCTGATGTTGATAAATCTTCTTGCGTGAAAAGTAAATCTCCTTGCCAGATACCAGGTATTTTAAGTTTCTTAAAATGATCTAATGCAACGTGAAGTTTTGGTCCAGGACCACCAGGATGATTCTTATCAATGTCTGCATGAGTATAATTAATTAATGGTCCAACTCGACCACCTTCTTCTTTTGGTACATTGAAAATTGCCTTTGTGCCAACAAAGAACTTTCCATTCTCAGGATTAGTTCCTGCAAAGATAGCGGGTGCACCATCCCACTTCACGGTCACATTCATTTTTCTTTTACTGTAACCTTGAAGCATATCACTTAATGAAGAAAGAAAGGCAACAGCGTTTTTACCACCCATTGATCCGTTGTTGATAATCTCATCTTCGAGATGTTCCAGATGAGTATTCTTATCTTCTGTTAGAAATTCTAAAAATTTATTCATATCTTTACTATCACGGCATTATTAGGAGTACTATCTGTTACTACAATTCTTCCTGCGCTGTCTCCTCTACTTGGTGACTTTCCATAAACTTTAGGAATACCTGCATTATCAAATGCATCAGGATCAAATCTTTGATCTTCCCTACGAGCTCTCAATCTAAAATACAACTTATGACTTTTTGCATAATATTCGGCATCAATAATATTTCCGTTTAATTTTAAAATATTTTTTTTATCGTCATAGCTACCAATAACACTCATAGGACCAATATACATATAGTCAATAGGTCCTCCCATATCCTTATTTCCGACAACAATTTTTTTCTTTTGGGTACCTCTTATTTCTCCGTAAACATCAGGAACTTTATCTCCAGTATCTAAACCCATATCTAATAATTTTTTTCTAGCTGCAGTCATAAATTTTTTAGCTAATCCAGGAGCAGCTAAATTTATTCCTCTCAATCCTCCTCCAGCTAAAGAAGGTGCGGATTCGCCTTTTAAAGATAATCCTATTTTTTTAATTTTATTTCTTTCTACTTGTTCAAATATAACGTCAATATATGGTTCCGATCCAGTAACTTGTCGTCCTGAGTATTTTGATGCTTTTATTATTTTTCCTAATTTTGTTCCATTAGCAGAAACAACCGTCACAGGATTTTTTTGATTTTTCCTTACGGCACTATTGACTTTATTTACAACTCCTGTCTCTTGTCTTTCTGCTGCTGCTCCGGCCATTTACGTTTTTTCCTTTAAATCAACTTAACATATGGATCTACTCTTACAGAGATATCCATTTCAAAGAAGTTCATAACTGCGTCTATACCGTCATCCCATAATTCATTTAATTTATTTTTTAATTGTACCAATGTTCTTACAAGTGTTTCCCATATGACTTTCATCTTACTGATAAACTTTGCCCAAAGACCTTTGATTGCATCCCACAGTACAGCTTCATTTACACCTTCAGCTAAATATTGTTCATACTTTGTCACACTCTTTTCAAAATCTTCATTTAATCTATCTGCATCAGAAAACGCCGTATCTATATTTAATCTAACTGTCTGAAAAAACGAGTATCCTGCTTTCTTACCGCCCTGCTTATAAGATCCACTTTTCATATCAGCTTTCATTTTCATTTGAGAAGCTACTTTAGAAACATACGGACCATTCTTTTTGACTGATTTCCATTGAAGTTGCTCCATGTTTGGACTCCAAACTAACATCTGTAATGCTTCTCCTTCAACACCAGATCCAGGATCTTTATAAGTTTTTCCACCAAATTTTTCCCATCCTGTCATAGACTCCCACGCAAAAGAATTTCCAACTTCTTTGACATTGAAGGCCTTTGTCATTAGAGCCTCAAGATTTGACTT